TCTAATCCCTTTATTAATTCCTCATAAGGTTTTGTAAAAAATAGATTAGCCTTTAAGCCTTTATTGTAAATACTTCGAGCAATTAAAAAACTCATTGTATCATAACTTAAAAACCTACCTTGTTTATCTCGCCATTGAAATCTTTTTTTGTTCAGCCAATTTAAAATGCCTTTGGTTAAACCACCTTTCGGTCCTGTCCCACTTCCGTATTGAAAGACTGACATAGCACTTGCAGTTTCAGGGTAAACCGATGTTTTACCTCGTACACCTTTATCCACAAACATACCGTAAGGTTGCATCATAAAATCAACTAAGAAAATACTTGGTTCAACTGTCAAATCATATTTAAGAGTATCATATAATTCGCCCCTACTTTTCTTGTCGTCTACTAAATTCATTTTAGCTCTCCTGACAACTTCAGTTGCAAATCCGTTAAGTACTTTTTCTAATTCCTTGTTTTTCATTTATGGGCAAATATAAATATCGTTATAAATCTGAATATCCATTGTTGCACTCCAACCTGCTAATTGGTTTTCAAATCTGTCATAAAATGGAGTAATACTCGGACTTCCGTTTAGCTGATACATCTCGGTGTAAAGAGTTCCCTTTCTTAAACGCTGTATAAGGCGATTTAAGACAGCCAATTGCGTATTAAGGATATCTTGGACATTATTGTTGCCAACGAACCTGTCAGACGTTAGTTCTTTACTTTGGTTCACGATATCACAAGCTAAAACTGTGATGTTAAAATCTAAAGTATTTTCGTTATCAATTACATTATTAATTATAATATGCCCAAGTGGGAACATATCTTGCTTATTCAGATTGACGTCTGTTATGTCTCCTGTTGTAACTGTTTTGATATTAACATCTTGTAAAAGTTCAGTCTTTATAGTTTCTGTTAATTGATAAAATCCTCTTACGCCTTGATTTAAGTTTGCCATTATTGAAATTTTTTCTTCATTTGATTTGCTTCTATTTCTGCTTTGTCTTTCATAAATGCCAACATCATAAAGCAACTGTGAAAGTTTAGTTTTGTGATATTTTCAAATCTTGTAACATCGCCTTGAGCGAGTCCGTAAATTGACTGATACCATCCCCATTTGGTTGAGAAGTTAGAAACTGCGTCAAGGCTTGTGTTTCCCCCTTGTCCAAAGAGTTCGTCATAATTGTCGATAACTCGAGTCCTAAATTCCAAAAAAAAAAGATGGAACTCATAACTGCATCCATAGGCATCTCAAGCATCTCTGCTTCGTTTCCTACTTTATACTCTGCAATATTATATTTGTCTTTTAACTTTGAAACAACAGGTCTGTAAAGAACTGCCATTGCTTTTTCTATGTTTTTCCAATCTCCAATATTTAAGTCAAGGTCAATGTATTCTCCTAAACTCATATCGTCTAATTTAGAGTGAAACCCATAGTCTATTTTGTTCAATTCAAACCTTGTAATTAGTTTAGGTTTTTCGTCAAACATCTTATAAATAATAGAAGAAATTTCGTCACAATCTTGTAGCTTTAATTTTAAAACATCATTCAAAGGAATGTTACAAAAAATCTCAATCATTTTCGATTGCAAAAATCTTTGTGAACTCTCGTCATCTTCTGCTTTTTCACTAAGTACTAAAAACTTTTTGTACTGTTTAAGATTTATTTCTTTTAGTGAGTTTGGGATTGTTACCTGTATCATAGTTATATAACGTATTTAAAATGGATTTTTACAAAAGTAAAATTACAAAAAAAAATGCACCTATTTCTAAGTGCACTTTTAAACAAAACAAAAATGTTTTTTTTATCTCATATCTGCTTCATAACAGGTCGATGAGCAAAAGTCTTTGTCTTCATCTATAGCTTTTCCGCAAGTCCCACATTCTCCTGCTAAGTCATCAATTGGGTTTAAGTTATCGTACCATTCCATATTTTTATCTTTTTATTATATTTATATCCCCGTTTTCCATTACTAAAGAAATATTAACTCCCATTCTATCTTTTGGGAAATATTCTGTCATAGAAATTACTTTAGATGTTGTATAGATTGGTCTTGGTTCAAAAAAAGAATCCCCTCTCTCTGCAATATTGTAACTTACTATTGAACCTACTTTGTAATCGTTGAAATCTTTATTGTGCTTGTTAGTCATAATTTTTAGTTTTTAAGTTTTAAATGGGGCGGTTAAGCCCCTGTTATTATTATACCATTTCCATACGTCCCTCTTTATTCTCTGCCATCATATAGGTACATCCTGCATAGCCTGTTGCTATATCTAAAATTGTAAATTCATCCATTCCATTCTCTGCCATCAAATCCCAATTTGCGAATCCTGAATAATATTTGTGACCATCGTCATCATAAAGTTCAAAGAAATTTGTAAGTCCTGTTACTTTACATTTTTCCAATTCTGCTTCAGTTGGTAAATAGTTATCTAAAAAATCTGTTGTGATTGCGAAGTAAGTGTTTCCTAATCTCTTGGTCGTGTAAAATCTTGCGTTTTTTGCGGTTCTCATTTTGTCTGTTTTAAGTGATAGCTGAATTGCCAACATTTAGAATATACAAAAAATAAACGTTATAAACAAATCATTGCATAACTATTTTTTAAAAAGGTTCATTGTCATTGTAGTATTTTGAACCTAAATACATAAATACTCTAGCAAATGTGTATAGTAAAAACACCTTAATAATTATTTCCATTTTGTTTTAAATTTAATGTAATGCATATTTACCAAAGTTTGGCCTGCTTAAAATTGAATAAGTGGCGTACCTCGTTGGGTCAATGATGTGATTATTTTTATCTTCAGGAACGTTAATAAGCATACCGCTTTTGTCTTCGCGCCATTTGTAATTCCTAAATTCCATAATTGCATTTGTAGAACTTGCCAATACGTGAATTTTATATCTTTTCAATAAATCTATTCCTGCGTTTATACTGTCTTTTCCTTTGGTTGATGGGAAAATATTAAAGCCCATTCTTCTCAATTCTGCAATTAAACGCGGCTCTGCTGAATCTGCATAAATTGGATTCCCGGATAAATTTTCTTCTCTAAGAAATTGAGCAATGTCGTTGGTAGTCATTTGTGTTCTGTAAAGATGTTCTTTTACATAAAGATTATGATTCCAAATATAAACAGAAACCAAAGTTGACGGGTCATTCGAGTACCCAAAATCCATTCCATAAGAAATTAAATTGGCTTCAGCAGGTATTGAATTTACCTCTGTATATTTAAAAATTGTGCTTCTACTTGCGGACCTTTCACCTAGGCCATAAATTTGCCAATACTGTTCGTCTGTATCTTTTAATAGTTCAATCTCTTTTATTATAGATTCTTCTATAAATGGATTATCTAGGTAAGTAGTTTTAAAAAAGTCGCAGTCATCTCTAGTAATTAATTTATCATAAATCCAATGAAATTCATCTGACGGATTAAAATCTAGTATTATTCTATCCTGAGTACGAAAAAGCAATTGCTGCATATCTTCATAATAGAGTTCGTTTCCCTCGTTAACGAATAGTAAGTCCCTTTTCCGGCCTCTAATTTTCTGAGGTTGGTCCAAGGATATAAATTCGACTAGGTTGCCAAACAAGCTATATTCTGAATTAGATTTATTGTGAGCCATTTCGGAATAGCAATTGTGTTCCTGAAGTATCGAAATAAAATCCCTCATTACAGTAGCACGTAAACTTGGAAATGATTTTCTACAAATTGTAATTACTTTGTTATTATTTGAGGTGCAATATTTGAATATTATCCACAACAAAATATTGTAAGTTTTACCGGAACGTGTACCTCCTTGTTCAACTACAATTTTAGCTAAAGAATTATCTAGGTGTTTATAAACCTTATTGGTTTGAATCTTCGGTTTTATCAATTATTTCAATTTGAAAGTTGGTCGGCATACCATCGGCTCCTGTTATTTCTTGTCGCTCAATATACCCTCGTTTTTTTCCTTTAGTCTTTAGGTAGAATATTGTTGCCGTTGTAGAATCTGCTCGAATTTGTTTATGCAATTGTGATTCCGCAAAATCCAAAGCTACATTTTCAATATCCACAACTGAGGCTGCAAAATCTAAATCTTCATTCAGCCATTTATAATAAGTACTTCTAGGTGTGTCTGTGCTTCTACACGCAACTGTAACAACACCCAAAGCTTTTTCGAGTGCTGCTAGTAGCGATTCCTTTTTTAGGTGTCTACTTTCGTCCATAATATTAAACTCTTTTATTTCTAAATCTTCTCTTGAAATACTCGTACTGTCTTGTTGTGAAATGATACATATTATTTAATTTTAAATCCTCTTTTTTTTAATTCCTCTGCTAAATTATCTTTTTGCTCTTCAGTTTCAAATACAACTTTTAAGCTAACATTATCTTCTGAAGTGTACTCTTCTTCAATTTCATTTACATCTTCAAAAGGAAAGCCCTCTAGCCCCCAATCCTCTAAACTTTCCCGGTCCCATTCATTGGCTAAAATATCCCAATCCCATTCCCCAAAATGTTCGTTGTCTTTTATTCCGAACTCGTATTTTTGCTCCTGAGTTAAACCTTTAGCTATTTGAATATGGATAGTTTTAAACCCTAATTCTTTTGCTGCTTTATACCTCATATTTCCACCAAGTATAATAAGATTTTCATCAACTACAATTGGTCTAATTGAAAGCATTTCCGGAAAGTTTAAAATGCTTTTTTTTAACTTTAAAAATCGTAACTTGTTTACGGTCCGGGGGTTATTATAATTTTCTTTTATTTTAGATAATTCTATTTCTTTAATCATATAACGTATTTTTTTATTTGTTTTTCCATTCCCAAGATTTTTTAATCATAGAAATTTTATCTGCTAATTCCCACATTTGCTTTCTGTCTGTTACATTATAAACCGCTTTTATTAAAGGGCTTTCTAATTTAGAATATAACTTATCGTATTTATCCTGCAAGATAGTAAGTTTATTTTGAAGAAAATTAATCTTGTCAACCTCTTCATAATCTAAACCATTAATAAAAGTAAAACACATTTCCCAATCTTCTAAATTTGAATTTGCTTTTTTATAGTAGGGATAATTAGTTACCATATAAATAACGGTATCGTGTCCAAAATGTTTTCCGTTTTCATTGAAAAACTTTGCAATGGCGCATAATCTCATATTTAATTTTTCCCTCATTAAAAAACAAGCTAAAGCCCTAACTTCTACGTATGGTCTTTTACGTGTATTTTTAAACAAATCAATACCGGAAAGTTTGATTAATTTGTTACATATTTCTGTTGGTGTTAAGTTTTGCATATTTAATCTATTCTTAGTTTTAAAAGGTGATAACATTCTGCATAATTTTGCTTTGCTTTTCCCTTGTATTTTTGTATAAATAATTCGTATAATTTCCTAGTGTAAGAGTATTTTGTATTACATTCAGCAAAATATTTTTCTGCAAACCTTTTGCCTTTACCCTTAAAATAATTTACATTGTCTGCGGTATCCCCTGCAATCATTTGTTCATAGAAATTGTACATTGCTTCATCTTCAGATATATCTAAAACAACTTGGTGTTTATAATGATAATTATACATTAAACAAGGAAATTGTTTGTAATCTTTATCAATTGAAACTATCATTACATTATCGCGGCCAAACTCTTTGGATAAATTACTCCAATATCTAGCAACCATATCGTCCGTTTCTACTCCATAACCAAAAACTGAATCGTAATTGTCTTTTACAAACGCGTGCATCTCAGGCAATAGGGGCGGCCTCTCTTCGCCGCTACGGTTTGCTTTGTACTTCTTAGTGATTAATTTTCTAAAGTTCCCTAGCGACCCGCTAAACGTAATAACCCTGTCAACCGGATAAAGGCTTTCAAGGTGGTTTACGATTTCCATATACTGTCTATGAAATTTGTTTCTAGCATCTTCTATTTCGGTATAATATTTACCGTCTTCAGGGTTTTCTCTTTTCTTATAACAACTAGCAAAAATTAAACTATCCGCATCTACTAATAAAATCATATTATTTAATTGTTTTAAGTGAGTGTTTAAGCATTTTAAGGTGCATTTTATGCGTTTTCTTTTGCTCCTTGACCACTTGTGATATAATAAACGGTAAGTCCTTGTAAAGCTGCTCTACGTCCATTACTAGCGTCTTATCTTCATCGTACTCAATATACAATTCACCATCCGAGCAATATAAAGAATCTGTTTGCCCTATGTATGTAGATTGTAATTCGTCAATTTTACCATTTCTAATACTAATTTCTTCTTCTTGAATTTTAATTTCTAATTGTGCGTTTTGAAGTTTTTCCTCTAGCCA